GAAGATTACAAAGAATAATATTTCAAGCATACACGGTAATTTAAATGGTATATGACCCAGCAAAACCACAGCCACAAGATAAACTTTCAGTAAGTCAAGCCGATTTGCTAGAAAACTTTGGTCAACTTAACACTCAATTTGGCGTTAACCACGTTCCTTTTGATGATACTTCAGGGGATAAGGGCAAACACAAGTTTGTAACCTTTGTTGAGCAGTCTACAGACCCAGAGTCAAAAGGCGATGAGCACCTACTCTATACTAAAGATGATTCGGGGGAGCCTGAGATCTTTGCAAGACCTGAAAGTAACGGAGATGCGTATCAAATCACAAAAGACGGGAATCTATTTGTTGGTTTACTCCCAATTGTGGCGGTCAACTTTGACAAGACAGCACCGTTTATACAAGGAAGTTCGCTAGGTGTGTCATCAATTACACAACCAGGAAGTGCAGGAAGGTACAAAATTAACTTTACTGCTGCTGTAACAACTGCATTATCGGGAAGTAACGATTATTTTTGGAGCATTAGCGGTTTTGATAACTCATCAAACCCGGTTATAGCCCAAGTTACAAATGATTCTACCTATGGTAATGTGGTAACAGATTCATTTATCCAAGTGGATTTTAAAAATCAAAATAATACACTAGTTTCAAATTTGACAAGAGCTACTGTTGTTTGCTGGAGATTTCAATAATGGGTAAATATGTACCAACAGCTATTACTTATGCCAAGAGCGGTCTTGTTAAAGACAAGGACGCTTTTGTATTGTCTGATGATGCATATCAAAACCTTGAGAACATCTATCAATGGAGAGGAAGGCTTAGAAGAAGACAAGGATATTCGTTACTTGGACGTCTAAGGAGAGATCTACTTGCTCAATCACAGGCAAATGCTGATGGTACAAATGATTATAATATAGCAGACATATTAACAAGCTTTAGGGCCAATGAACCAGATGCTTCACTGGCAAAAAGCAGCGTTATCTTAACATTTGATCCAGGTGGAGGAAATGAAACTAAGTTTACTGATAACGGAACTGCACTCTTCACCAGGACTTCAGGTACAGCGTACAACTTTGTAAGCGCACAAACTATTACAGATATTTCACAAGCTGCTTCTGCTGTAATTGACATAGCAGGTCATACATTCGTTGTAGGAAATAAGCTTTATATTCAAAGCGTTGTCGGTATGACAGAGATAAACGATACTGTCGTTACAATCACTGGAATCAATGCTGGTGTAGATGTAACAGTTGGATTAGATACAACTTCATTTACTCGCTATGAATCAGGAGGAACAGCAAATGGTACGTTCGTCAACTATGAATCAGGAGAAGTTAATTTCACGTTTGTCACTGGTTCGACGCCCGCAGGGGGCATCACCGTCCAGGCTGATTATGGTTACTATCCCAGCCTTCCAGTTATGGGGCTACCAAATCGCGAACTTGATGCTATTAATGCAGAGCAAACGGTGGCTTTCGATACAATTTATGCCTACAACTACAATAACACTTCCAATCAGTTTCAAGAATTACCTGCAGTAACAGCAACTACATGGACAGGTGCCAATAGTGATTTCTTTTGGGGAACAAACTATTGGCAAACTGCAGACAACGCACAATACTATTGGGTTACCAATTTCTCTGGTGCTGGAGGTGATCCAATAAGAGCCTATGATGGAACAGATTGGTATGACTTTACGCCTGCTTTAGATGGTAGTGGATCCCCAGAACTCTTAACACAATGCAGAATGATTATCCCATACAAGGGACGATTTGTTGCGTTAAACACGTTTGAGGGTACAGCAGTTGGAAACAAGTTGCAATATCCACAAAGGGCAAGATGGTCTCAAAATGGAGCTCCATTAAGCAGTGTAAATGCAGGAACAGCACCAACAGCCTTAAACGAATGGAGATCAGATGTTAAAGGTAGAGGTGGATTTGTTGATTGCCCTATTAATGAACATATTGTATCTGCTGAATTCATAAGAGACACGCTTGTTGTAGGTTTTGAGAGATCTACTTGGCTACTTAGATATACAGGTAACGAAATTCTCCCTTTTGTGTGGGAAAGAATCAACAAAGAGCTAGGATGCGAGTCAACCTTCTCAATGGTTGCTTTCGATCAGGGTATCCTTGAAGTTGGCGACAAGTCTATTAACACATGTAATGGTAATAGCGTTGAAAGAATTGATGACAATATCCCTGACGAAGTCTTCAATATTCATAATAACAATGGAGATGGTCCGCTAAGAGTTCATGGAAAGAGAGATTTCTTTGAGAGATTAGTCTATTGGACCTATCCAGACTCAGGAACGAACGTAACATATCCGGATAAGGTTTTAGTTTTTAACTACCACAATCAAACATGGGCTACATTTAAAGATAGTTTTACATGTTTCGGGCAATATCAAAGATTTAATGATATTACATGGGCTGATTTGGTAGATACTTCCTGGGATCAAGCTAATTTCAGTTGGGTTACAAGCAAATTACAGTCTCAATTTCCTAATATTGTAGCAGGAAACCAGCAAGGATACGTACTTACATTAAATCAGAAGGTATCAAACGATCAAAGTCTTCAGATAACAAATGTTGTAGGCGGCTCAGGTGCTGCAAGGATTACTGTTCCAGATCACAATTTACAATCGCCTGTGTTCGATCCCGAATCACCGACTGAATATGTGGAAATCAATGATATTATTGGTACTGGTGGATTAGAGTTAAATGGAAGAATATTCCAAGTTAACAGAGAAGATGCTGACACATTAGACCTCTATGAAAAGCCAAGGACTGCAATAACAGCAATAACGCAAGCAACACAAGCCGTTGTGACATCTGCAGGTCATTCCTTTACAGTAGGTCAACACTTCTATATAGATAACGTCCTAACAGGTATGACTGAGATATCTGGATTAAATGGCATTATTGTTGCTGTATCTGGAAACAGTCTAACGATAGATATCGATACGACAGATTTCACAGCATCCACAGTTAGTGGATACATTCAAAACCTAGATGCCACTGTCGTTCCTGCAGTTGTTCAAGCTAGAACATACATGGGATGTGGAAACATCACTAGAGTGATGGGCTTTAGCGCACGATCTAAGAAGTTCAACTTGATTGACCAAGGAAAAAAGACATTCCTCGGACAGATAGACTTTCTTACAGAGAAGACAGACGGTGGTGAGGTATCATGTGAAATCTTTACAGATTACAATGATTCTGAAGCCATTAACCAAGGTGACGATGGATTCTTTAACACTGTGTTTTCAACCCAACCAGAACAATTTGATCAACCTGGTCAGTCAAAATATTGGCATAGATTCTTTACAACAACAGACGCACAGTTCTTTGAATATGATTTGAACCTAAATGAAAGACAAATGTTTACAAAGAACATAGTAAACTCTGAAGTCCTTATTGATAGCATCATCATTTGGTCTGAAATGGGATCGAGGTTAACATCATGAGTTTTGAGCCAGCAAATTCAGTTAACTCTTTCCTTCCACCGAATATTATTATTCCTGATGATTGGACGGAAGCACGTCTTATTCTTACTGATTACATAGTTAAGGCTGCAGAAGCGGTAAACGCACGTGAAATAGCCCAATATCAAGATGTTACTGTATCTACAGGGGAAAACTGGTTTGTTTCAGGTGATGCTAACAAATCAAGATATGGGTCAAGATTGGTGGTTGATTTTGGTACATTGCCTAATAATACAACAACAACCGTAGCACATGGAATTTCAGTTTCATCTAATACAGTTTTTACCTATATAGGTGGTGCAGCATCCATACCAGGTACAACATATATTCCATTGCCATATCCTGAAACTGGAGGAAGTCCAGTTGAAGTATGGGTAGATGCAACAAATGTAAATATAAGAACAGTTTCCGATTATTCTGCTTATACTCAAAGTTACGTAGTGTTAGAATGGATCGAAAGTACATAATTAAAATTAGAGGTTAATATCATGGCTGATTGGTTTGGAACATCTGGTGGTTTTCAACAAAAAAGTATGCAAACTCCACAACAACAGGCCCTTTATTCACAATTAATGGGTGGTTTAGCAGCTCCTCAAGCATCCGGAATGGAGTGGTTACAAAACATTCTTTCTGGAGCACCTGGAGCGTTTGAACAATTTGAAGCTCCAATGAAAAGACAGTTTGAACAAGAGACTGTTCCAGGCATTGCCGAAAGGTTTGCAGGTCTTGGAAGTCATGGAGCACAAAGCTCCTCAGCTATGCAACAAACAATGGGGCAAGCAGGTAGAGAACTATCTGAAAGTCTTGGAGCGCTAAGGGGTGGGCTTCAACAAAATGCTTTATCACAATTACAAGGCCTAATGAGCCAAGCTTATCAGCCAACGTTTGAGAATCTTTACATGCAACCAACTCAAGGTATCTTCGGTGGTTTGTTGCAAGGTCTAGGACAGGGTGCAGGACAAGGTTTAGGTATGGCTTCCGCTGGTGGAATGGGAATGGGTGGACTACGTAATTTATTTGGAAACACTCCAAGCGTTGGAAACACTCCAAGCGTATAAAAAGAGGTAATA